GTTTACACCAGCATTTCGTAAACGAGTATGGGACGGTAAGATTCGTCTTTTTGATTCAAGATCTAATCAGATTACACATGGATTACTTTCATATATTGAAATCTTCTGTGAAGAAAGATCAATTAAACTTGAGTATGGTGATCCTAGACCAGATCTACTAGAGAACTACCCTTTAGCTTTAGCTGATAAATTCATCTCTTCTTTGACTCTCCAGTCTTTAGGTAAAGACATATCTGTTCGTGACTATCAGAAAGAAGCTTATATTAATGCAATCAGAAATAAAAGAACATTATTACTATCACCTACTGCATCAGGTAAGTCATTAATCATCTACCTAATCATACGTCAGCTTCTAGACTACAAGTGTTCTAAAGGATTAATCATTGTTCCTACTACAGCACTAGTAGAGCAGCTTTATTCTGATTTCGAAGATTATTCATCACTGAACGGGTGGGACGCTAAAACCATTATACACAGAGTGTATCAGGGAAGAGACAAGGTGTCAAGCGCTCCTTTAATTATTTCTACTTGGCAATCACTCTATCAATTACCTGATGAATACTTTGAACAATTCGATTTCGTATTAGGTGATGAGGCACATCTATTTAAAGCACAATCACTAGTTAAGATATTGACTTCTTGTATTAATGCAAAGTATAGAATTGGACTCACTGGCACATTAGATGGAACTAAGACACATAAGTTAGTCCTAGAAGGTCTCTTTGGTCCTGCAAACAGAGTCATTACAACCAAACAGTTGATGGACAATAAACAACTGGCAGAGTTCTCAATCAAGTGCCTGATTCTGAAACATGATGATGAGATCTGCAAATCAATGATTGAAAAAACATATCAAGATGAAATTGAATACTTGTGTCTAAATGAATCAAGAAACAAATTCATCAAGAATTTAACAATTTCTTTAAAAGGTAACACATTACTTCTATTCCAATATGTTGACAAACACGGCAAAGTACTGTATGATATTATCAGAAACGCAGATAATATTGGTGATAGAAAAGTATTCTTTGTTTATGGCGGAACAGACACAGAAACTCGTGAAGAGATTCGTAAGATTACTGAGACAGAGACTGACTGTATTATTGTAGCGAGTTATGGAACATTCTCAACTGGTGTGAATATTCGTAATCTTCACAATGTTATCTTTGCATCACCATCAAAGTCTAGAGTTCGCAACCTTCAATCGATTGGTCGTGGACTTAGACTTGGTAATAATAAAACAAAAGCAACATTATACGATATAGCTGACGACTTACGATATAAAAATCATATGAACTTTACTCTAAGACACTTTGTTGAGAGAACAAAAATCTACAATGAAGAGAAGTTCACATACAAATTATATAAAATAGGATTAAATTATGGAAACAACAATCAAGATTTTCAGACTTAGTTGCGGTGATGATGTAATCGCTGCTGTCAAGAAAAAAGAGAATAAATACAAACTAATAAATCCAATTATCTTTATGTTGAGAAGTGATAATAAAACTGGCAACCAAGTAGTTAACATGTCTTTTTGGTTACCCGTTAGTTTAATGGATAAAAATGAGACCGTTATTGATGTTAAAGATATACTTGCTGTGGTAGATCCATCTGCTGATTTTGCCGAATATTATTTGGGCGCTGTTGAGACAATCAATAGTAGTATTATGTCTTTTAAGTCTGATGATGATCCTTTATCTGAAGAAAATATGATGTCTATTTTGGATTCTATGTCTGTTGGTAATAACGATAACTTAATCCACTAACTTCAGGAGATATTATGGAAAAGAAAGAAAGTGGTTCGAAAAAACACTATATAAATAATGCAGACTTCTGCAAAGCATTGATTGAATATAAATCAAAAGTGGATTTGGCAGTGGAAAATAATACAACAAAACCAGCAATACCGAATTATATTGGTGAATGTTTTCTAAAGATTGCACATGGACTATCTCACAAACCTAATTTCATCAACTACTCTTATCGTGATGAGATGATTGCAGATGGTATTGAAAATTGCATCATGTACTTTGAGAACTTTAATCCTGAGAAATCTAATAATCCGTTTGCATATTTCACACAGATTATTTACTATGCATTCTTGCGAAGAATCCAAAAAGAAAAGAAACAGATGTATGTGAAATACAAATCCACAGAACAGTTTGGAATTCTAGATGAGTCTGAACTTTTGGGTTACGAAGAGACTACTGGTAAACAGTTTGAACTGTATGATAACATTTCTGATTTTATTTCGACTTTTGAAGAATCTAAAAAGAAAAAGAAAGAGTTGAAGAAAACAAAAGGAATTGAGAATTTTCTGGATGCTTGACATGTGAAAAAAATTGTGGTATGATTTGAAGGAAAAATTCGTGTGGGTTCTAGTACCTAAGCTTAGATGAGGAGAATGTTATGGGTAAAATGAGAAATCATCTCAATAAATTGATTGAAAAACATCAATTGTTGGATAAAGAAGTCGTTCAAATGCAGATCAATCATATTTCTGATTATCAGATTCGTGAATTAAAAAAGAAGAAACTTCATCTTAAAGAAGAAATCGCTAGAATGGAAAAACTTGAGCATCACTATCCATCGTCATTCTAAGATATGAAAGTTGCAATTATAACGGATCAACATTTTGGAGCTAGAGGTGATGCTGTTCATTTTCTAGACTACTATGAGAAGTTCTACAAAGAAACTTTCTTCAAAGTTATTGATGAGAACGATATCAATACTGTGTTGATTCTTGGTGACACATTTGATCGACGTAAGTTTATTAACTTCTATTCTTTCCATCGTGCAAAATCGATGTTCTTTGATGAGTTACATAAACGTAAAATCAAAGTACATATGCTCGTGGGTAATCATGACACATACTACAAGAATACAAATGAAGTTAATTCACCAGAACTTCTCCTTGAAGAGTATGATAACATTAACGTGATTGATTCTCCACAGACTATCAATGTAGACTCAGTTGATATCTGTATGATGCCATGGATTTGCGCAGAAAATTATACGCAATCCATGCAAGAAATGAAAGACACTTCTGCAACTATCTGTATGGGTCATTTCGAGATTCAAGGATTCACAATGCACCGTGGCGCAGTGTGTACGGATGGTCTAGAACCTTCGATGTTTGATAAGTTTGATCTAGTGTTTTCTGGACACTATCATCACAGATCAAACAATGGATCAATTCATTATCTTGGCAATCCTTATGAACTGACTTGGATGGACTACGGAGATCCGCGTGGATTTCATCTGTTTGAGTTGAAAACTAAAGAATTAGAATTCATTGAGAATCCAAATCGAATGTTTCATCGAATTGTTTACGATGATAAACAAGAAAGTCTTCAGACACTCGCACCAAAAGATCCTACTCCATATAAAGGAACTTATGTAGAAAGTCTTCAGACACTCGCAACAAAAGATCTGTCTGCATATAAAGGAACTTATGTTAAAGTTGTTGTAGTTAATAAAACTAATCCTTATATGTTCGATGTGTTCATCAATAATCTTTATAAAGTTAATCCAGTTGACATTGCAATTGTAGAAGATTTTGTTGAACTAGAAGATTCTGATAATGAGATTGTGAATGAAACGGAAGACACAACTACTATCTTAAATAAGTACGTCGACAACTTGACAACCGATCTGAATAAAGATAAACTTAAGGTTCTACTGAGAGAACTCTACGTCGAAGCACTGAACCAAGAAGTATGATTATATTCACAAAAATCAGGTGGAAGAACATTCTTTCCACGGGTAACGCTTTTACCGAAATCGATCTAACTCGGTCCACCAATACACTCATAGTGGGGCAAAATGGCGCTGGCAAATCTACCATACTTGACGCATTTACATTTGTTCTTTTTGGCAAACCGTTTAGAAAGATCAACAAACCGAATCTACTGAATTCGATCAATCAATCTAATGGTGTCGTTGAAGTAGAATTTACTATCGGTAAAAGAGAATACAAAGTTATTCGTGGACTAAAACCTAACGTCTTTGAGATTTTATGTGACAAGATTCTTCTTAATCAAGATGCAAAGTCAAAAGATTATCAAGAACACTTAGAGAAGTTTATTCTCAAGTTGAACTATAAGTCTTTTACTCAAGTTGTTATTCTCGGTTCTGCATCTTTTGTGCCATTCATGCAATTGTCTGCTGCTGATAGGCGTACAATTATTGAAGACTTGCTTGATATTGGAATCTTCTCTTCGATGAATTCTGTTGTTAAAAATCAATTGAGTGAATTGAAAGATAAACAGAAAGATGTTGACTATGAGATGAAACTTGTTGCTGAAAAAATTAAAATTCAAAAACAGAATATCGAAGATCATAAAACAAACTCGGCAGCAGAGATTGCAAAGAAACGTGAAGAGATTAACACGAATAATATTGCAACAGTTAAATTAAAAGAAGACATTTCTAAGATCGAAAAACACGTAGACATTATGTTGGACTCTTTGAAAGACAGAGCGTCTACTGAACAGAAGTCTAAGAAGATGATTCAAATTGAAGCTAAGTTTGATACTAATAAATCTAAAGTTGAAAAAGAAATAGAGTTTTATGAGAACAATGACAATTGTCCAACTTGCCATCAAACAATTCAAGAAGATCATAAAACAAAAAGTATCACAGAGAAGAAAGATAAACTTAATGAAATTGGAAAAGCGTCTGAACTATTGTTGATTGAGATTGAGAAAACTAATAAAAGACTTGATGAAATTACTAAGACTCAAGAGAACATTAGAAATCATAATTCAGAAGTTGTTAAGTTGAATACTCAGTTTAAATCAATCAATACTTATAATGAAAAACTTCTGAATGAAATCTCACAGATTGAAAAGTCTACTGCTTCTTTTGAGACTGATAACACCAAATTGAAAGAACTTAAAGTTTTGTTGGAAGAACATATTAAGATTGCAAAAAAGTGTGCAGAAGATAAACAGTATTATGAGTATGCATCAATACTACTAAAAGATACTGGTATTAAAACTAAGATCATCAAACAGTATTTGCCTGTGATGAATAAGTTAATTAATAAATATCTTACCGCGATGGACTTCTTTGTCAATTTTAATCTTGATGAAAACTTTGAAGAGACAATCAAGTCTAGGCATAGAGATGAGTTTTCATATGCATCTTTCTCTGAGGGTGAGAAAATGCGTATAGATTTGGCACTTTTGTTTACTTGGCGTCAAGTGGCAAAAATGAAAAACTCTGTTAATACTAATCTATTAATTCTCGATGAAGTGTTTGATTCGTCCTTAGATGGAGTTGGAACAGAAGAATTTCTTAAACTTTTAAATTCTCTTGATAACAACACTAACGTCTTCGTAATCTCACACAAAGGTGATCAACTCTTTGACAAATTCAGATCTGTTATCAAATTCGAAAAACGAAACAATTTCTCACAGGTGGCAAAATGAGTGATATTATCACATTCGACACAGATGCGTGGAAACAAGACTTAAAAGTCTCAAGTATGTCTGTTACTTCTAAAGTTATTAAATTTAAATTAGTGTCTGAAAATGATCCTATTTTAAAAGAAGTTATTCCAGAATTTGATTTTGATAATCCGCCAGTTGATCCTAATGCATTTGCAAGTTCTTTAGTGGAGACTTGTATTGAACATGATGGATTTGGATTATCCGCAAATCAATGTGGATTTAAATATCGTGTATTCGTAGTTGGATCTGGAGATGAATACGTCGCTTTCTACAATCCAAAGATTGTATCTTCATCTGGTTCTGTTAGATTGACAGAGGGATGTTTATCTTTTAAAAATCTCTATCTAGATATTGAAAGGGCAGAAACGATTGAAGTTGAATACCAAGACTTTACTGGAGCACATAAGACTGGCAAGTTCACAGGACTCACGGCGCGTTGTTTCCAACACGAGCTTGACCACCTGAACGGAGTGTGTTACACTAAGCATGTGGGCCCGGTAGCCCTAAAGATGGCGACCAAAAAACGGATCAAGTTTGTTCGATCAACAGATTAGGATACATGATGAAAGTTGATGAAAGTGTAGAATATGAAAATTGTATTGGTGTTAAAGATACTACGCAAGCACTTACGTTTGAAGATCTTTTAGGTGATATTCCAGATCCTTCTACAAGTACTCCTGATTGGAAGAAACACTGGAAAGGAATGCCTGAATATGATCAGGATAAAAATCCACCATATAAACAACTGTATCTAAACTTTAGAAATAAAGAAGACTATGATGCATTTGCTAAATTAGTTGATCAAAATTTGTCTGAGAAAACTAAAAGTATTTGGTATCCAAAACTAGATCGTGAAGAGAATTCTTTGTTGAGGTGGATCGAAGAATGACCAATCCAGTTCATCCTGTTTATATTATCTCTAAAGGTCGACATGAGACAATGAAGACTTCTAGATCTTTGTCTAGAATGAAAGTGCCTCATTACATTACAATTGAACCACAAGATGAAAAGTTGTATGATCAAGCGTTAGATAATTTTAAGATTAGAGATTATGTAACACTTCTAGTTGCACCGTTCTCTAATCATGGAGATGGTCCAGGACGTGCCAGAAACTGGTGTTGGGATCATGCAATCTCAATTGGTTCTGAAAAACATTGGGTTCTTGACGATAACATCGATGACTTCTACAGATTGAATTATAATAAACGTATTCGTGTAGAATCTGGTGCAATTTTCAAAGCATCAGAAGACTTTGTTGATCGATATGAGAATGTTCCTATCTCTGGATTTCAATATCGATTCTTTATTGCACCAAATAGTTTCTATCCACCATATGTCAAGAATACAAGAATCTATTCGACACTTTTGATATCTAATGATTGCAAACATCGTTGGCGTGGTAGATACAATGAAGATACTGATATTTGTCTTCGTGTTCTAAAAGATGGTGATTGCACTATTCAATTCAACGCCTTTCTTCAAGGTAAAGCAGCAACTCAAACTGTTAAGGGTGGTAATACCGAAGAGTTCTATCATAAAGAAGGTACATTGGATAAAAAAGAATGGCGAGATGGTACACTTAATCCTGAGGGAACAAGAAATAAATCTCAGATGTTAGTCGATCTTCATCCAGATGTTGCAACTATGGTTAAAAAATATGGTCGTTGGCACCACTACGTTGACTACTCTGTCTTTAAAAAGAATGAATTAAGAATGAAACCGAATGTTGTTATTCCAGAAGGTAACAACAATTATGGTATGAAACTTGTCAGAAATTTTGGAAAGCAAAATTTGCTTGACATCCCGCATATATAGTAGTATACTATATGTTTCCCGAAAGGGTATTTTTGTGAAATGATAATGGAGAAATACAATGGAAAAATTGAATGTTAAAGATCGTATGCTTGCTGTCCTCAAACAGAAAAGCGGATACAACACATTTACCGTGAAGCAAGCACGCCGTCGTTTTGGTATTGAGAACGTGTCTGCACGAATCAGTGAACTTCGTCAAGAAGGTCATTGCATCTACACTAATACAAAAACTTTGGAAGATGGACGTAAGATTAACTTTTATCGTCTAGGTACTCCAACTAAAGCTCTTGTTAAAACCGCACTACAATCGGGTTATTCGCTAGGTTAATATCTTGTGAATGGTGAGAGGAGTGTGAACTCCTCTCTTTTCTATAAAAATGGAGTTGTTATGGAAATTTCTATCAAATCCGAAGATCTGCAAAAGAAAAGCATCTTCGTTGCCACACCAATGTACGGTGGTCAAAATCACGGACTCTACATGAAAGCATGCCTTGATCTTCAAGGTCTTTGCGTTCAATATGGAATCAACATTAAATTCTCGTTTCTATTTAATGAGTCTTTGATCACTCGCGCACGGAACTATCTTGTTGATGAGTTCTTGCATCGATCAGATTGCTCTCATCTTTTGTTTATCGACTCTGATATTAATTTTAATCCACAAGATGTTCTTGCTATGCTTGCACTTGATCGTGACGTTATTGGTGGTCCATATCCCAAGAAGTCTATTAAATGGCGTTCAGTTGCGAAAGCATTGATGTCGAATCCTGGTATGGATCCAGGACTTCTAGAGAAAGTGACTGGAGATTATGTCTTTAATCCAGTTAAAGGTACTTCACAGTTCTCTGTGTCTGAACCACTAGAAGTTATGGAAATTGGTACTGGCTTTATGATGGTAAAGCGTGAAGTGTTCCCTCAATTTGAAGCACAGTATCCAGAATTGAAATACAAACCAGATCATGTTGGTCAAGCTAACTTTGATGGCACCCGATACATTCACGCATACTTTGACACTGTGATTGATAAAGTCTCTGAACGTTATCTCTCTGAAGACTATATGTTCTGCCAGTGGTGGCGTAATATGGGTGGTCAGATTTGGCTGTGCCCATGGATGCGTACTCAACACATCGGCACCTATCATTTCCAGGGAGATATGCCAGCAGTGGCAAATTATGTCGGAGAAATGTAATGATCGTTGGAGTTCTAGGTTTTATTGGTTCTGGTAAAGGATCAGTTGGAGATATTCTAGAAAAATATAGTTTTGAAAAGATTAGTTTTGCGTCTCATCTTAAAGATGTAACATCTGTTATGTTTGGATGGGCCCGCAAACTACTTGAAGGCGATACTTACGAATCTAGAGAATTTCGTGAAAAAATAGATCTCTTTTGGTCTGAAAAACTTGGTCGTGAATTTACACCCCGTCTTGCATTACAACTAATGGGCACTGAAGTTGGTCGTAATGTATTTGGTGAGAATTTATGGATTCATGCTTTAGAGAATAAACTGAAAGGTGATGACAAACATTATGTCATCACCGATGTGCGTTTTCAAAATGAGATTGATTGGGTTAGAAAACAAAAAGGTATTCTAATTGAAATCAGAAGAGGCGAACTTCCTCTATGGTATGATGTGGCGAGTAAAGCTAACACTGGATGTCAACACTCTATTCAAGTCATGCAAGATATTGGAATTCATGAATCTGAGTGGAAATGGATTGGTAATCAGAATGCCGATCATGTGATTAGGAATGACGGAAGTCTCAAAGATCTCGAAAAAAACATCATGTTGTGCTTGCAAATGTTCTACGGATATGCTATAATTGATGAACTTACTAAAGGAGTTTTGTTATGAAAATGTCTAACGACACTATGAATATTTTGAAAAATTTTACTAGTATTAATGAAAGTATTTTTGTTAAAGCTGGTAATGTACTTGAGACGATTTCAAAGAAGAAAAACATTCTTGCACGAGCAGAAGTTGCAGAATCTTTTCCAACCGAGTTTGGTGTATATGATGTCAATAACTTTTTGACTGTTATTACACTTGACAAGACTGGAGTTCCAGAACTTGAGTTTAATGATAAAGAAATCGTTATCAACATGCTTTCGGGTCGAAGTAAGATTCGTTATCGTAAAGCAAACAAAGAAACTATTCTTGTTCCGCCAGAGAAGAAAATCAATATGGACTCGGCAGAGATTAAGTTTACTCTTGTTGCTGCCGACTTTGAATGGATCACTAAAGTTGCAAGTGTATTGAGTTCGCCTCACGTTGCGTTTGTTTCTGATGGCACTAAAGTTTCTGTTGAAACATTTGATAAAATGGATGACTCAGCACACGTTAACTCCACTGATATTGGTGAGTTTCCAAGTCCAAGTGGATTCAAAATGATCTTTGCTGCTGAGAACTTGAAATTGATTGCAGGTTCTTATGATGTTGTTATTTCTGCAAAAGGTATTTCACACTTTAAGAATAAGAATGCTCCAATTGAATATTGGATCACTACTGAATCTGGTTCTAGTTACGGCGTTTGATTATTTTTTTATATTATGGAGATCGTGAATGGAAAGTCAAATGTTGTGGGTCGAGAAGTATCGACCTCGCAAAGTCGCTGATTGTATTCTCCCAGAAACTCTTAAATCTACATTCCAGGAATATGTTAACCGAAAAGAAATCCCAAATTTGCTTCTTGCTGGATCCGCAGGCGTTGGCAAAACTACAATTGCCAAAGCCCTCTGTGAAGAAGTCGGATGTGACTATATCGTTATCAACGGTTCGGACGAAAGCGGTATTGACACATTCCGTAACAAAATTAAGAATTATGCATCCTCAATGAGTCTTTCTGGTGGTCGAAAGGTCATCATTATCGACGAAGCAGATTATCTAAATCCTAATTCAACTCAACCTGCACTTCGTGGTGCGATTGAAGAATTTGCAGTTAATTGTTCATTCATCTTTACTTGTAATTACAAGAATCGTATCATTGAACCACTTCATTCTCGATGTTCTGTTGTTGAATTTAAGATTCAGAATGGACAGAAAGCAAAGATGGCAACTCAATTCTTTAAACGAGTTGAGAACATTCTTCGCAATGAGAATATTGAGTTTGATAAAGAAGTGGTTGCTGCTGTTATCACTAAACACTTTCCAGATAATCGACGTATTCTAAATGAACTTCAACGATATGCTGTGTCTGGTTCTATCGATAAAGGTATTCTCGCATCTGTTGCAGATCTTCAGATCAATGAACTAGTTAAAGCAATCAAATCAAAAGATTTCACATCGGCACGTAAGTGGGTAACTAATAACATCGACAATGATCCTAAAACGATTCTTCGTAAGATCTATGATTCGTTGTATGAATTTATGAAACCAGATAGTATTCCACAAGCAGTTCTAATACTTGCAAAGTATCAGTATCAGGCAGCATTCGTTGCAGATCAAGAAATAAATCTAGTCGCATGTCTTACTGAATTTATGATGGAATGTGAATTTAAATGAGTGATTTATTTAAAGAAATCGTTCCATCAATACTTCAAACTAAGAAGTATTCTTTTTCACAAGAAACTTATAAATCTTTTGTAGTTAATAAAGCATTATCATATCATATGGATTGTATCATGTATGCAAATCAGATGAATATGTCTGCAACAATTGATTCTGAACTACAATATCAGTATCTTCTAAATACTATTCGTGCAATGAAGCGTAAGTTTCAACCATGGCAAAAAGCACAGAGTATTGAAGATTTAGATTGTATTAAAGAATACTATGGTTACTCTAATGCGAAAGCGAAGGAAGCACTACGTATCTTAAATAAAGATCAGATATCTTTGATAAAACAAAAACTAGACAAAGGTGGAGTGAAGAATAATGATAAGAATCGAGGATCTGGTTGAAGTCACATTAGACCAAAAAGATGACTTCCTTAAAGTTCGTGAGACTTTGACTCGAATTGGAGTAGCTTCTAAGAAAGAAAAAACACTATTTCAATCGTGCCACATTCTACACAAACAAGGTAAATACTATATTACCCACTTCAAAGAACTGTTTGCTTTAGATGGTAAAGAAACTGACTTTTCTGAGAATGATATGGCACGTAGAAATACGATTGCAAATCTACTAGAAGATTGGGAACTTCTAAGAATTGTAGATGAATACAAGACTGAAGAACCAACAGTCTCATTGTCACAAATCAAAATTCTTTCACATAAAGAAAAAGGTGAGTGGCAGTTAGTACCAAAATATCAGATAGGTAAGAAGCATCAATCTAAAGAATAATTTTGTATAAATAATATCGTGAATGCCGTAAGGGTTCACACTATTATAACCTCGCTTTAATTAGGAGAAAACTATGACGCACATTTCGTTGCCGTATGGCAAATCTTTGCTTCCAGCCACTGTTGGCTTTGATCGTCTTCTTAGCACTTTCGAAGAATTCGATACGTTGTTAACAACTAAGACGCAAACTTATCCACCATACAATATCATCAAAGAGGATGAATGCAATTACACTATTGAAATTGCAGTCTCTGGATTTAAACGTGATGACATTGAAATTACCGCTGAAGGTGGAAGATTAACAGTCAATGGTGCAATTAAAACTACGAGAGATCCTGAGAAGTTTCTACATCGTGGGATCGGCACTCGTGACTTCACACACAAGTTTGTTCTTGCTGAAACTATTGTTGTCCGTGATGCGGATCTATCAACCGATGGACTTCTTATCATCAAACTGGAAAATGTTATTCCAGAAGAGAAGAAACTCCGTAAGGTCCAAATTGGACAGACTGTTGCTCCTAAACAACAGTTAAAAGGTAAGACTTGACAACTAGTCTGATGTGATGTATAATTCCAAGTAAGCGTAAAAACTTACTTGGAATCTAAATTATGAAAAAGAATCATCTAAACAAACCAATCAAACTGTGTAACAAAGTGACACAGGATATCTACTTTACTTTCCACGATTGGCCATCGAAAGAAATTGATGGTGTCAATTTTGTTTCTGTTGTGCCTGACAATCTAATTGAAAAACAACCATTGCAGAAACATTGGATGCGTGAAGATTCGCTTGTAAAAGCAAAATAAAAATACCGCCTGTAGCTCAGTGGATAGAGCAACAGCCTTCTAAGCTGTGGGTCGCAGGTTCGATCCCTGCCAGGCGGGCCAAATTAATATGACTGAAAAATCAAATATAACCAAAGGTCGAACTAGTTTCGATATCAAGATTGGAGATAGTCTTGTCACCTTCTTGAATAGGAATATAACACCATATCCCACTGAATCGGGTGGTCCAAAGTTTGATTTAGTTCCAGTTAAACAACAAAAAGATTTAATGCTTAATGTTGCCAGAATGCACGCTCAACAAGAGTATGATAGAATAATGGAAATGGTGCATATTCTACAAAAACAAGCAGAACAGATTAAACGCAGATTGTTTATTACAGATGCTGTACATTCAGCGTCTTATAATTTCCAAGTCTTTCATGGACAATATTATTGGTTATTTTCAAACAGAAATAATAATGTTATCGGTTTAAGTGTCAATGGTCCTAATGATTGGACTTGTGGTGCACCAGAACATTATGAATATATAAGCCGAGTTCGATACATGGGAGACTCTACTTGGATCGAAGTTGATGATAATGGTAATTTATTATGAAACAAAAGTTTATTGATGCGTATATGAAAACGGCAGAAGTGTTCGCTGAATTATCTTCTGCCCGACGCCTTCATGTGGGTGCGATTGTCGTAAAAAATGATCGCATCATTTCTATTGGTTATAACGGTATGCCATCTGGTTGGGATAACAACTGTGAAGATGAAATAATTGATAACTATACTGATCGAATTCCAATCGTTACTTTAAAAACTAAACCGGAGTGTCTCCATGCAGAAACAAATGCTATTGCGAAATTGGCTAAGTCTACAGAATCTGGAGACGACGCTACTATGTTTATTACTCATGCACCTTGTATGGATTGCGCTAAGTTGATTTATCAATCAGGCATCACATCTGTATACTATAGAAATTCATACCGTGATCAATCTGGTTTAGACTTTCTGAAAACTGCTAAAGTTGATGTGCAAAAAATATAAAATTGAATCGACGTTAAGATTAGGAGAAACTTGTGCCAACACCTTATAATATTATAACAAAAAACGACTTGACTTTGTTTAGTGTGTGATATATAATATATGTGTTCGTTAAAATAAATCTATTTGCCCCTTTGGTGGAATTGGTAGACACGCCAGATTTAGGTTCTGGTACCGAAAGGTGTGAGAGTTCGAGTCTCTTGGGGGGCACCATTTAATAGGAAATTGTTATGTTTGTTAAACTCACTAATGCTTCTCCTGCTCATAGGGGTAATAAATTGTTGATTAAGAAAGATTTGATTGTGACTGTTCACAGGCAAGTAGGAGTTAGAGAGGATGGAACTGTTGACGAGGTGACGTTTGTTTTTGGTCCTCCGCACGGTACATGGGAAGTTGAAGAAAGTATTGATGAAATTGAGTTGTTGTTGAATAAATAAAAGTTTCAAAGCCCTTTTAGTTCTAGTGGTAAAGTTTTTATTCCATCTTAGCTCAGTTGGTAGAGCAACTCCCTTGTAAGGAGAAGGTCGAGCGTTCGATTCGTTCAGGTGGAACCAGTTTATAAAATCGAATTTTTATATATAATATATACCAATATTAATAGGAGTTCGATTCTCTCCACCGGAGCCATATAAATAGAGTGGCTTCTAAGAAGTTCTTTAAAAGGAGAAGCAAGTGTTAAACAAAGAAATTAACTTGAGAGAAGTTAAGGAATTTGTAGAAAGTTGCGGTCCTGATACAAAACTTTATGTTGGTTGTGACTCTGAGAGAATTAAAATCAGAGATCTTTGGTATGCTGATTACACGATAGCAATCGTAGTACATATCGCTGGCAAACACGGTTGCAAAATTTTCGGTCAAGTCATTAGAGAAAGAGATTATGATGCCTTGAATAAAAAACCAAGAATGAGACTAATGACTGAAGTTTATAAAGTAGCAGAAATGTATTTAGATTTATCTGCAATCGTCGAGAATGATATTGAAGTTCATCTTGACATCAACCCAAATGAGATGTATAATTCCAGTATAGTGATCAATGAAGCGATTGGTTACATCAAAGGTATGTGTAACGTAGTACCGATGGTGAAACCAAGGGCTTTTGCAGCATCTTATGCTGCTGATCGTTTGAAAGGAATAGCAGCGTAGTTATTGCGGGGATGATATAGTGGCAATATCCAGAATACCTTTCTGGTACGGAGTGTTCGATTCCTCCTCCCCGCTCCATTTTATTTTTGCGGTAGTGGTGGAACGGTATACATTTGTTTTTTTATAAATAAAAGTATACCGTTTTAACAAGAGTCGATTTATGAAACTTATATCAAATCCAATAATTACTACTGATTTATGCTCATATGGTTGTGGAAATGTAGCTACATACAAAAATGGTTCGGGGAATTTAATGTGTTCACAAAGATCACAATCTTGTCCAGCCATAAAATCTAAAAATAGAGAATCGACAAAAAAAGTATATGAAAATGGTTTAAGAATTTCTGGATCAGAGAGATATAAAAATCTTCCGGAAGAAACTAAAAAAAGAATGGCTTGGAGTAAAAATAAATTTTTAAACACAAAATTCGAATATGGTAAATTAGGAAACCATAAAGGATTTTTGATTAATGAGCGTGGACATATTTGCGAAAATTGTGGTTTATCCAAATGGTTAGATAAACCCATAACATTAGAATTGGAACATATAGACGGGGATAATCAAAATAATATTAAAGAGAATTTGAAACTGTTATGTCCTAACTGTCATTCGTTTACCGAAACTTGGAAAGGAAGAAACATATATAAAAGAAAAGATCAATATGTTTCCGATGATGATTTTTTGCAAGCATTAAATACAACTAAAAATATTAGACAGGCGTTGTTAAAACTTGGATTAACGCCAAAAGGAGCTAATTATAATAGGGCTAACGAATTATTACATGGGGCTGTGGTGAAATTGGCAAACACATCTGGTTTAAGCCCAGACGCTTCGGCTTGAGAGTTCGAGTCTCTCCAGCCCCACCATAATTCTATTGACACTACGCAAGTTTAGTGTTAGAATACTTAATCGGGCCTATAGCTCAGTTGGTCAGAGCAGTGAACTTTGATAAATAAACATATTAAAGTTCGGAGCTATTATGCAATGTCAACACTGTTCTAAAGAATATACAAACAAGATTGGATATTCAAATCACGTTCGAAGGTGCCCTAGCAATCCCGATCGTATAATGGAAACATTAACCGATGCTGGTAGGGCAATGATAGTTGCGAAGAACTCAGCGTATAGACACAGTGATGAGACCAAGCAGAAACTATCAGACAGCATGAAGAGAGCAGTACTAGCCAATCCAGAGTCTTACTCAAGTAAGAACAGAGGAAGGACCAAGCAGATCATTGTAGATGGTATCAAATTACAAGGTCAGTGGGAAGTTGATTTCTACTTTTGGGCCAAAGCCGAAGGATTAGATCCTAAGCGACCAACAGAAGCATTCCAATACGAATGGAACGGATTAAGATGGTATCATCCTGATTTCTACATACCCTCTAAGGATTTATATGTAGAGGTTAAGGGGTATGAAACTGATAGGGATCGTGCTAAGTGGTTGACATTTCCTAAGAAATTGCGTATAATAAAGGAAGCAGAGATAAAACAGATTAGACAAGGATGCTTTGTAGGCCTCTAGCATAATTGGTTAGTGCCGCAAACTCATAATTTGTATTGTTCCGGTTCAAGTCCGGAGGGGCCTACAAAGTATCTTTCTCTGGGTTCAAGTCCTGTTGGGCCCACCAATTCTTAATAAGGAAATTAATATGTCTATTGAAAAAGGTATTCTTGGTTTGAAACTAGTAACTGGTGAAGATATTGTTGCCAAAGTTGGACAAACTTCGGGTAATCAGTATATTTTATCAAATCCTGTTTTGTTGAGGATGATGCCAAGTCAAATTGAGGGAACTCTTCCACAAGTTGGATTTGTGCCTTTTCCTATGTTAGCGCAACAGAAAAAAGATTCGATTGTTATTATTGATGATCTTCATGTCGTTTATACATACATTCCAGATGAACAAATTGTTCGCCAATATGATTCTATTTTCGGATCAGGTATTATAACTGCACAAAATCAAATCATTACTGGTTAATTTTGGAGATTTAAGATATGTCGAAGCCTAGTATTTTTGTTGCTATTCCTGCTTATAGGGACGCCGAATTGGCAATGACTGTGGATCGAATGATCCTACAGGCAAATAATCCTAGGCAATTAACATTTGGAATTTGCCAACAAGATGTTGAAAGTGATTGGGAAAACTTTAAACGTTACAAAGGCATCATTGATGTTAGGTTAGACAATTATTTACCAGAACAAAGCAATGGTCTTTGCTGGGCTTTAAATAAATGTCATGCGAAGTATGATGGTGAAGATTACTTTCTTCAGATCGACAGTCATCTTGAATTTATTGAAGGTTGGGATACTATTTTGTTGGATCAATATCAACAATTTCAAAATGTTATGTCTGGTCCAGCAATCATGGCTTCATATCCTGCCGCATACACATTAAATAGTGAAGGTGAAAGAGTATTACAATCAGCAGGTTATGTTAGTAAAACTCTTTTGTATTATGAACCAGATAAGAATTTTCCACAAGGTCAAGCGTTACCCATTGGCGATAAAAATCGCCCAATCAAAGCACGATATCTAAATGGTGGATTTATGTTTGGCCATGGCAGTTTTAGTAATAAAGTTCCTTATGATCCTAATATTATTTTTTGGGGTACTGAAATCGTTGCAACCGTAAGGTGTTGGACGCATGGATTCAATCTATACCATCCTTGTCTAACTGTGAGTTGGCACCACTATGGTGATAGATTGAATGTACGAAAAGGTCGACCTCACGTTTGGAATCAAGAAGACGATTCTAAACGAGCAATAAATTTTCATGAAAGAAACAAAGAAGCATTTAATACTGTCGATAAGATCTTAACAGGGTCATATGAAGGCCAATATGGATTAGGAACGGTTCGAACTCTTACTGACTATGAAAAATATGCAGGTATAAAGTTTAAAACAAAAGAACGAACTGAAGAATGTTCGACTGGTAATTACGAGGATTGTTAAGATGTTTGATATCAGTGAAAAAATTAAAAACACAAAAATAAAATCTTTACAGTTGGATCCATTTGGATATTGTAATGCAAAGTGTTGGTTTTGTCCAGTAAAATATCAAGAGTTGCCTGTAGAAGGTAAAGTTACCATGTCTGTTGAGGACTTGGCAAAAATTCTTGACAATATTGTTGAAGAAAAAAATCGACCAGATGGACTAGTGGATCCTGGATTTCATTTCTTTTATACTGCACACTACAACGAAATCCTACTCTACAAACATTTTGAAAATTTATTGCAACTCTGTAGAGAACGTAAGTTTGTAACAATGGTTTTGACAAACGGCGTTCCATTGAGTCCCGAAAAAACAGATTTAATGAATGAATATAAAGATGTTGTGGTTGGATTGTGCATTAATACTCCTGCGTTTGAGAGAGACTTGTGGGTCAAACGAACTGGATTTAAAGCACAACAGTTTGATAAACTAATTGATAATATCAAATATGCAGAAAACAAACTAGAATATTTAAAACCGAATGGAATCAGCGTTCAAATTAATGGATTGAATGAACACTCCTTCACGGGAAAATGGTTGCAAAAAGGTCCAGAATTTGATACACTAGAGATGGATCTCGATATGAAAACAGGGGAGTTGTCGACCCAGAAGTCTCTTGCTAAGTCGATGTTTCCTACTTTAAATGTTTTTGATAATCCATATTTGATTGATCGAGCCGCATCTTTGAGTCACATTATGACAAACGCAGAAAGTATTCAGAGACTTGTTTTTAATAATAAAAAATCAGTTGTTGGATGTAACAATGGTGGAGATAGAACTTCAGAATGGCTACACATCAATGCGGCAGGTGACGTATTTATTTGTTGCAATGACTATAATTATGATTACAAATTTGGTAATATTATCAATACACCATTGAGAGAGTTTTGGGGCAATGACGAACATGTTAGAATTGTTAAACATTCGTATGATACAATGTGCAAAAATTGTTCGTTTGCCATTGCAGCATAAGAAATAAGGAATTTATGAGTTTTCATTTTTACACGAACGTACAGTGTATTGGTAATAACATATTTTATCGTGGAGTTGTTGACAACAAACGTGTCAAACTAAAGATAAAGTATCAACCTTCTTTCTACGAGAAGTCTAAGTCTATTACCAAGTTCACTAATCTTGCTGGAGAATATCTTCAGCAGATTCGATTCGATTCTATTTCTGAAGCCCGAGACTACTACAAGCAATTTGATGGTGTCTCGGGTAAAACCATTTATGGTAACAATCGATATGAATATGCGTTCATTGGTGAACAACATAAGAAATCTGTCGAGTGGGATAAAGATAGAATTGTTATCTGTTTCATAGATATCGAAGTTGGTTCTGAGAATGGATTTCCAGATCCATATATTGCATCTGAGCCTGTGACGGCTATTGCCATGAAATACCATAATGGCAATACGTATGTGTATGGTTGTGGTAAATTCAATAACGATAAAGATGATGTAACTTACTTCCAATGCAAAGATGAATATTCTTTGTTGAAACGTTTTCTTGAAGATTGGATTGCAAATTATCCAGACATTATCACTGGTTGGAATACTAACTTCTTTGATACGCCGTATCTGATTAATCGCATTCGTAAAATTCTCGGTGAAGATCACGCTAAGAAGTTGTCTCCTTGGAATATGATTTCTGAACGTGAGATCACAGTCAGAGGTCGTAAACAAACTGCTTATGAACTTATTGGTATTACTGATCTAGATTATCTTGAATTGTACAGATGGTTTTCGCCCGGTGGTAAATCACAAGAGTCATATAAACTTGATAATATTGCTAACATAGAACTCGGTGAGCGTAAACTGTCATTTGATGAGTACGACAATCTACATGATCTTTATAAACATGATTTTCAAAAGTTTATTGAGTACAACATCAAAGACGTTGATCTCATTGTTCGGATGGAAGACAAGTTAAAACTTCTTGAACTTGCGTTGACCCTTGCATATGACACTAAGACAAACTATAGTGATGTGTTTGCACAGACTCGCATGTGGGATGCACTAACTTATAATCATCTTCTTGCAAAGAATGTGGTTGTGCCGCCTCGCGTGTTTCAAAGTAAAACTGAAGCGTTTGAGGGTGCATACGTCAAAGATCCACAAGTTGGTAAACATGATTGGGTTGCATCGTTCGATTTGAATTCTTTGTATCCACATTTGATTATTCAATATAATCTGTCACCAGAAACACTTATCGACGCTGAGAATTACACTCCAGAAATGCGTCAAATCATATCTCAAAGTATTAATGTAGATTCACTTCTTCAAAAGAAAGTCGATCTATCTTCTTTAAAAGATGTGACGTTGACGCCTAATGGTCAATTCTTTCGAACAGACATTCAAGGGTTTCTTCCTAAAATGATGGAAGAGATGTACGAAGATCGCAAGAAGTTTAAGAAGTTGATGCTTCAAGCAAAGCAAGAATATGAACTTGAAACTGATGCAAGAAAGAAGTATGAAATTTCTAAACGAATTGCTCGATATGATAATCTGCAACTTGCAAAGAAATTGTCTTTGAACTCCGCTTATGGCGCACTTGGTAGTCAATATTTTAGATTCTACGATCTTCGTATTGCACTTGCAGTTACTACTGCCGGTCAGTTATCTATTCGTTGGATCGAATCCAAACTTAATCAATATATGAATAAGATGTTGAGTACATCTGATGATTATGTTATCGCATCAGATACAGATTCGATTTATCTGAGACTTGGTCCTATTGTGAATAAATTTATTAAATCTGACACTGATCCAAATAAAGTTATTGAGTTTATGGATCGTGTTTGTGAAGATAAGATTCAACCATATATTGATCGTTCTTATCAAGAACTTGCTGACTATGTACATGCATATGCACAAAAGATGCAGATGAAACGTGAAGCACTTGCTGACAAAGCAATTTGGACTTCTAAGAAACGTTATATCATGCATGTGTATAATAACGAAGGTGTTCAATATGCAACACCTAAGATGAAAGTCATGGGACTAGAGATGATTAAATCATCGACACCTGCCGCGATTCGTGATAAGATGCATCAAGCAGTTGAGATTATGTTGAAGGGTACTGAATCCGACATTCATAAGTTTATTGAGAATTCAAGAATTGATTTTAACAAGTTGCCTCCAGAAGATATTTCTTTCCCGCGTGGCGTGAATGGTATGCGTGAGTACGGTAACAACACTACGATTTATTCGAAAGGCACACCGATCCATGTAAAAGGCGCACTTCTATATAATAACTATCTTCAAGAGAAAAATCTGACAAAGAAGTATCCGGTAATTCAAGATGGTGAGAAGATTAAGTTTGTATATTTGAAGTTGCCAAATCCATTGAAAGAAGCTGTCGTTTCTTTTCCTGGTCGACTGCCAGCTGAGTTCAATTTAAATCAATATGTTGATTATGAGACACAATTTCAAAAATCTTTTATCGATCCAATCAAGATAGTTTTAGACTGTATGAATTGGTCAACTGAGAGAACAATTTCCCTTTGGGACTAGGAGTAAATTATGGGTATTATGGATAAAATTAAAAAGAATAGTTCGATCAAAGATTCGGCTATTCTTTCAAAGTCGAAGTTCTTTAATAACAAGGATATGATCACTACATCTATTCCTATTATCAATCTTGCTTTAAGTGGAAGTCTGAATGGTGGATTGACACCAGGTCTAACTATGTGGGCTGGTCCATCGAAACACTTCAAATCTGCATTCTCACTTTTCATGGCAAAATCTTATTTGGACAAATACGAAGATGCAGCACTCTTATTCTACGATTCTGAGTTTGGTACGCCGCAATCATATTTCGATTCTTTTGGTATTGATACTGATCGAGTTTTGCACACTCCTCTTACTGATATCGAACAATTAAAGTCTGATATCATGCAACAGATTTCTAACGTCGAACGTGGTGATCGATTGATTATTATTGTTGACTCTATTGGTAATCTTGCATCTAAGAAAGAAGTTGATGATGCACTTGAAGGTAAAACTGTTGCAGATATGACTCGCGCAAAAGCAGTCAAGTCGTTGTTTAGGATGGTTACTCCACATCTAACGATTAAAGATATTCCGATGATCGTTGTCAATCATACTTACAAAGAGATTGGACTATATCCTAAAGATATCGTTGGTGGTGGTACTGGTTCATATTATTCTGCCGACAACATCTTCATTCTTGGACGCCAACAAGAGAAATCAGGCACAGAGATTGTCGGTTATAACTTTATTATTAATGTTGAGAAATCGAGATATGTTAAAGAAAAATCTAAAATACCTGTTTCTGTATCTTTTGATGGTGGCATCAGTAAGTGGTCTGGTTTATTGGATCTTGCTATCGAGTCAGGTCACGTTGTTAAACCATCCAACGGTTGGTATTCAAAAGTAGATAAAGAAACTGGTGAAGTTGAAGATAAAAAGTATCGTGAAAAAGATACTGACACTAAAGATTTCTGGACACCAATTTTAAATCAGAAGTCTTTTAATGATTTTATTGAAGACAAGTATCGGTACTCTAATAATGATTTGATTCAAAAAGAGGAAGAGCATGAAGAAGTTAACTGAAGGAATTGATTACGCCTACATTGTACCATCTGATAAAGAGACGACGGTACATCTAAAGATTCTTAATGGTATCTTCAAAGATACTGTATATCAATATGGTAAAGTTAAATTCGACGAGGACAAGGAATCTGGTGACATCTATCTAAGATTCGTGTATAATATAGTTGAGACTCCGCTTAACGCAGAAGAGTTGGAGAAAGATTTAAACTTCAAGAACAAGATTGGCGACATTCTTGTGAGCATCATGGAACAAAATCAAGGAATACAGGATGAGATTGGAGACAGTTATATTGAGGAATCTGATCAGGAATGAAGACTATCTTCGTAAGGTACTTCCATTTCTGAAGACCGAATACTTTACTGACAAAACTGAAAAGATAATTTATGAAGAAATTAACAAGTTCACAGAAACTTATAACTCTACACCATCGATTGAAGCGGTTGGACTGGCCGTCAAAGAAAGGCGAAATCTCTCAGATGAAGAACTGGAGAAGTCCCAGTCGTATCTACATGAAATTGCTTCGTTTAAAGATGAAGAATCCAAAGTTCAATGGCTTACTGACAAAACCGAAAAGTTCTGTCAGGAAAGAGCAATCTACAACGCTGTATTGGGGTCTATTTCAATCTTGGACGGAAAAGACAAGTCCAACGACAAAGGTGCGATTCCCAAGATACTATCGGACGCTCTAGCAGTTAGTTTTGATAATTCAGTAGGTCATGATTATCTGGAGAACTCAGATGAACGATATGAATTTTATCATCGAAAAGAGGAACGAATTCCATTCGATCTAGAATACTTTAATAAAATCACAAAGGGTGGTCTTCCTGCCAAGACACTTAATATTGCCCTTGCTGGCACCGGAGTTGGTAAATCTCTCTTTATGTGCCATGTGGCTGCTGGTGCTATGGCACAAGGTAAGAATGTCCTTTACATTACTCTTGAAATGGCCGAAGAAAAGATTGCCGAGAGGATCGACGCGAATCTATTGAATGTATCTATTGATGCTTTGATGGAGTTGCCTCGTGATATGTACGAACGCAAAGTTAAACGTGTCAAAGATATGACTACTGGTAAGTTGATCATCAAAGAGTATCCTACTGCATCTGCATCTGTCACACACTTTAGGACTCTATTGAATGAGCTCAATCTTAAAAAGTCATTTGTTCCCGATATTATCTTCATTGATTATCTTAATATCTGTTGTTCTTCTCGTATCAAAGTTGGCTCCAATATTAACTCGTATACATATGTCAAATCTATTGCAGAAGAACTGCGAGGACTTGCCGTTGAATTCGGAGTCCCAATTGTTTCTGCGACTCAAACAACAAGATCTGGTTTTACTTCATCCGACCCAGGACTCGAGGATACAAGTGAGAGTTTTGGTTTGCCAGCAACCGCTGACTTAATGTTTGCATTGATTAGTTCGGAAGAACTTGAAGCGCTTGGTCAAATCATGGTCAAACAATTAAAGAATCGATATTCCGATCCAACTACACATAAAAGATTTGTTGTTGGTGTTGATAGATCTAGAATGAAACTGTATGATGTAGAACAGACTGCACAAGATGGTCTTGCTGATGCAGGTAAACAAGACGAACAATCAAGTAAATTTAAGAAGAAAGATTTCTCTGGATTTAAAGTATGAAATTGACTTATGATGATGCTTTGGTTTGTGCCAAAGCGTTTCAAGATTATTTTGGAAACTTTGATCGGATCGATGAATATATGAGAGATCAGAAGATTAACTCATTATCATCGATCCCACAGTCTTTGTTTCCTCTAGAGGATGATTTGTTTTCTGATTTCTCCATGCATCCTAATGACATGGATATTCAAATTTGTCAGATACCAACAACACAATGGGAAACATTACTGAATATCACATCTTCACATATTAATGTTAAACCTGTTGGTCGAAGCATTCAACTTGCAATCAAAGAAAAAAATACAGATAAATTTCTAGGATTTATTCGACTTGCTTCACCTGTAATTAATTGTAAACCTAGAAACGAAATGTTATCTCAAGTATTTACACAGAAACCAGAGTGGAGTAAAAGATTTAATGCGTCTGCAATGATGGGTTTTGTTATTGTTCCTAGTCAACCTTTCGGATTCAATTACTTGGGTGGTAAACTTCTAGCAGCAATTTGTTGTTCTCATGCAGTTCGTGAAATTGTCAACAAGAAATATGATATGAATTTGTGTTTGTTTGAAACGACAAGTTTGTACGGTTCTTCAAAACAAGTCTCTCAGTATGATGGAATGAAACCATATATAAGATATAAGGGTTTGACTGACTCGGATTTTCTGCCAATGATGCACGGTAAACCATATTCAGATCTTCGGGATTTCGTACAGTCTAAAGTTGGTCAGTTGGTTGATGAGAAAACTTCTAGTAAGAAACTGAGAATATCAATGTCAATCATATCGTTGACTAAGGCAGCACTAAAAGGAACACCTGCGGCTGGCGAATTCAATGTAACGATTGAAAAAGCAAAGAGTCTAACAGAACAGAAACGATACTATATTTCTAATTATGGTTTCTCTAACTACATTGACTATATTAATTGCAAGACAGACACACTTATCAAAGATAAAGAGAACTATGATAAATTTGAACTTGAGAAAATTGTTCAATGGTGGAAACAAAAAGCAACTAATCGTTACGAATCATTGAAGAATGAGAATCGTTTGAGAAACAAACTTGAAGTTTGGACGAACGATCACGACATAGATATTATGAGATAAATATTTTAATTTACAAGGTATTATATAATGTCATCCACTAATGAGTATATTAAACAGTTAATAAAAGGTGTTTATAGTGGAACCTTGTTGGTTAATGGTAGTGCATCTATAATTACCGTTAACCTTGATGATAGGGTGAAAGTTAAAGCAGATCTGTATGCTTTCTTTGACAAGAATAAATTTCCCTACGAAGATGAAAAGACAAATAAATCATCTTTCAATGTAACAAAAATAAAAACACCAGAAGGCAAAAGTGTAACCATTGTATATAAACAATCGGCAGGTGGTGGTGGATCTGGTGCCGGAGCAGAGGTTACAGAACTTGCTGAATCTGCACAATGTTGGTATACAGCAATAGCATTCAATGAAAAGTTAGAATCATTTGATGACTTTATGAAATATTATAAAGATGTCAAATCTAAATGTTTTACGGATGCCACAACTGATAAAATAATTGAAAAATTACCAGACGATTGGGTTGATTCGTCGATTAGAATAGCTAATTACATGAGATCAATGGATCAATTTAAAGGTAATTTGACCAAATATAATTTTCACAGAGGATCAAAATTAGTTGATAAAATTAACAAAATGTTCTTAACCGCAAATAAAAAAGAAAAGTTATTCGCTAACATTAATAAATGGAGTCCAGCAGATATTTGGTTAATGACACTAAATGGTGAAAAGATAATCGAACGTTCTTCGCTAGATCAGACGTTCGCATCCCTAAATCATCTAATTACAGAACTTTATGAATCTAGAGATGTTGTTGGTGTATCACTTAAAAAAGTTGGCCCAACAGTACATGATGAAATTTTTAATTATAAAAGAAAAGCAACTGTGACATCATTCAAATCTTTTAAAGTTTCTAATAAATCTAAAGACGGATATATTTTATTTGCTTACAAAGATGATTCAAATATGTCAATTCAATTTAGATCATTCTCAGACACTGGTTCTTGGCAAGGTGAGATAAAAGGCAAATATGCTTCTGGTGGAAAAATTGGAGGCGGCCAAGTCGCATCTATCTTTAAAAGAATTGGTAAAGTAGATCTAGACGCTGCTAATGCTATAAACGTTACACAGAGAGTTAAAAAAGATAGACTTGGAATTGGAGTTAGTATTGCGGCGTATGCTAGTCAAATAAAAGTTAAAGTAGACGAACCAATGTTGCAAACAAACGATTGGAATTATTCGAAATATTTAACGTTGCAAACTTTGGCTGAGTTCAGTAAATTAAATGATGAAACAAAAGAAAGAATACTGCGTGAAATTATAGGATACGCAGCTTCAAGTACGGAGTCTTCTGGAGTTTTCGTAAAGATATCTTAAATATGGAGTTTTATTATGGATCCTTTGATAACGGTGATTACACCAACAACTGGTAGTTCAACACTACGGCAAGTTATTCGATCTGTCAGTCATCAGACATACAAGAATATTCAACATCTTGTTGTGATTGATGGGAAAGAACGTGAGCATATTGCTATGCCCTATCTTCGCCGCTCAATTGCTGATGTGGTGACACTTCCCTATGCGACTGGCAAAGATCAATACAACGGTCATCGAATCTATGGTGCAATGTCATATGTTGCAAAAGGTGATTTTATTTGTTTTTTAGATGAAGACAATTGGTTTGAACTTAATCATATTGAACGACTTGTTGAACAAATTCTTGCAGGCAATCAATGGGCATATTCACTTCGAAAGATTGTAGATCAAGATGGTAAATTCATTTGTAATGATGATTGTGAGTCTCTTGGTAAATGGAAATCAGTTATTAATGATAACTTCATTGATGTTAATTGTTACATGATTCCTAAAATTGATGCAATTGCTTTTTCACCTTATTGGTATCGAAGAGCAAGACATCCGCAAGAACAACCAGAAGTTGATAGAATTTTATCATCATTTATGATGCAAAACAAAAAAACATTTGACACGAGTGGTCTATATACTGTAAACTATCGTGTAGCAAGTAGAGCAGATTCTGTACAAGACAGTTTCTTCATTCGTGGCAATGAAGTGATGAAAAACAATATGAACGGAGAGTATCCATGGCGAAAGATTTAATTATTGGTGCATACAACAATTATACTGATTTTCAAGTTCTAAAACCTTGGATCGAATCTATTAATCAATCTGGTTTCCAAGGAGACAAGGTACTGATTGCAATTGATTCTACCGATGAAATGCATCAGAAAATCGTAGACTCAGGATTCACTGTCGTCAATATTATTGGAAACAACAATAATCTTAGAATCCATATGTTGAGATTTTTGTACATCTATGATTATTTGAAAAAACATGGTGATAACTATAGGTTTGTTATTTCGACAGATGTTCGAGATGTTATCTTTCAAAAAAATCCATCTATCTTTTTAGAAAATACGTTTGTTGAAACAAAACCAAATTTAAAATTTATTGCACAATCTGAAGCAATTAAAATCTGCGATGAGAACTGGAATAAAGGAAATATTATCAATAATTTTGAACAATATTTTTATGATGATGTTAAAGAAAAAGAAGTTCTAAATGTCGGTATTTTGGCTGGCGTTCCATCATCGATAAGAGATTTGTGTTTCTTTCTATATCAGATGTCACTGAATCGTCCAGATTGGGTTGCAGATCAAGCAGTATATAACGTCATATGCAATTATTCACCATTCAAAGAATGTGTTGAAGTATTAAAACTCAAAGATGCTTGGGCAGTCAATGCGCATGTAACAAACAAACCTGATCAGATGAAAGAATTTGGTCCATTTCTATTAGAAGATAGACCGTATATGAAAGATGGAATCGTATATAATCAGTTAGGTGAATCATTTGTAATCGTTCATCAATATGATCGTGTTCCTGAATGGACGAAGAGTGTGTTTGAAAAATACAAAATCGAAACAGAAAAAACAAACAAAAATTCTTCACGTGAGTATTTCACATATAAAACAATTTAAGGATTATTATGAGTAAAATTAGTATCGTCACAGCATTCTTTGATATCGGCCGCGGTGATTGGTCGACAAACGTACAAAAAAATGGTGGATCACTTCCAGGTTATCTTCTTCGTTCTGTTGACAAATATATCGATCACTTCAAAAGGATGTGTGAGATTGATACTGAAATTATTGTATACACTTCATCTGATCTTGCACTCCGATTGGCTTCGATTTCTCCAAAT